ATATTTTATCATCTGGGTCAAACATATCTTGTGATGCATATGTATGATTAGTTGCAACAAGTCCGACATTATAACTTCCGAACATGTTAACAGAGTTTCTGACTAATGATGTTAGTGCCTTGGGCTTACGACCCATGTCACCTTTCATATCACCTTTGTCGAATTGATCAACATCAGTTGGTGTCAACATCATACCTAATGAGTCAATTACAAATAACACTTTAGGACGTTCTTCCTCTGCCATGTCTTTGTAATCTTTCATAAAGAGTGATATAGTTTTTGCTACATCGTCAATCATACTCATACTAAGTTTAAGTAACTTCTCAGGGCTAGTATCAACTTGCAAGGCTTGTAGCCATGCTTCATCAAGTGCATTCTCTGTGTCAATTAAGACTACAAAGATACCCTGTTCTTGTGCTGATTTAACTATGTTACCTGCCGCAAAATATGATTTACCTGCGCCTGATTCTCCTGCAAATACTGTAACCTTACCTAAAGGGACACCTTGATGGAAATCACCTGAGATAAGATAGTTCAATGCATAAGAACCTGTTGAGATCCAATCAGTTGGATCGTTGAATCCTATTGACAAGCCGTCAATGGATTTGGTTATGTCTTTCCTAAATTTGGAAACGTCAAATGGTTTTGCCACAATTACTCCTATTGATTAGATTGTTTGTTGTTAATTCTACTAGAGTTAGAAGGCTTTTGCAAGATTTCTGGGCAGGCTTCTGCCATGTCATCTAAATCGAAATCAGCAGGGTAATGTCTTAGTGCGGCTCTTGCCCTATCTCTGATAAGACTTGGTACACGCGGAGTTTTACCCGGATCGCATAATTCTTCTAATAATTTCTTCCCTTGTTTAAGGGCTCTAAATCTTTCGTCTGGTAGTGTCATTTTAATTTTCTCCTACAAAATATGGGGGAGTTGCCTCCCCCAGACTAAACAATTAAGAATTGTTTTGTCTTGCACGGATCATTGCTAGAATGTCTTGTGCTTTATCACTAGATGGCTCAGAACTTTCTGCTGGCGCCGCTACTGGAGTCTCTACAGCGGGTGCTGTTTCAACTGCTGGGGTAGCAACTGGGGCAGGTGTCTCAACTGCGGGTGCTGGTGCACTTGAAGTTGATTCATCTACTTTATCAGCACTTGCTGGTGCATCGATACCGAAAGGACGATAGTATGCTCCAAACTTGTCAGTGTCATATGGACGACCATCTACTGATGCCTCGAACATTTCTTTAATGACTCTGAGTTCTGATTCTGAAGGCTTCTTAGGTAAGAAGTCTGCTAGATTAAATAGACCGTGTGCTTCGATAGCCGCTTGTTCTACATCTGTTAGTGCAGATTCTTTCCTAGACCATGATGAGGTTGAATAATCAGCATACTGACCTTTTGTAGTCTTTCTGATATTAAAATCAAGACCACGCATTATATCAGTTGGCAATTCTTCAATCTCAGGATCCATCAATGAACTTTTGATAGTCTGAAAGATTTGAGGTGAAATAACAAATCTACGAATAGGATTCGCAGGGGTGTTGTCTTCCCCAATTGGATTTTGACGAACAAAGCCTTGAAAGATGTATGATCTTTTCTTCCAATATTTGTTTGCCATTTCTTTGAGAGTTTCGTCTTTGTACCAAGGACGAACTTCTGCTAACACAGGACAATTCTCACCGAACATTTCTACGCACGGGACTTGTACTGTTACTTGTCTCACATTTGGATCACCTTTCACGCCATTAAACGGAAGTTTAATAACTTGTCTCTCTATCCAAAAGAACGAATTGTTTGGATCCGCATCGGGTAAGAAACGTAGAGAGCAAGATGCTCCTTCGTCCATTTTCCAATGAGGGAATATCGCTCCATCAGATGTTGGATACTTAGATCCAGATGATTTATTTTCTTGTGCCGCGAGACGGGCACGGATGTCTGCTAGACTGGCCATAATGTTTTCTCCTGTAATGTATGCCTAAGTTTAGTTCTATATGTGTTGTCGCAAGACCGAAGTCTCACTAGTTTAGTTTTGTTAAAAACATGACACATGAGCATATTATATGTTATAAATGTTCCTATGTCAATAAGTATTTATGCCTGATTTACCCATTTATAAAAAACTTATGAAAGTGCGATCTCCAAGTTTAGGGACCTGAGTAACAACAATCTCTGCCTACATATGCACCTTCAGGGTTAGAGAAGATAAATGACCCAAAATCATAAATACTAGTGCGAACCAAACTTACGATTAAGGACACATATATTATGCATATGAGACATTTGAAAATCGCACTAGTATTATTTAGTGTGAGTTTTGCCAGCCAAAACATTTCTGCACAGGCTACTGGCACTTGTACAGCGGGTACGGATAATTGTGAGGCAAGTACTTCTACAAGTACTACCACTAATACCAATACCAATACCTCGACAAACACAAATACCAACACCAATACTAGTACCAATACTAACACGAACAATAATACCAACACCAATACTAACACCAATACTAACACTAATACCAATAATAATACCAATAATAACACGAATACTAATACCAATAATAACACGAATACTAATACCAGTACTTCAACTAATACCAATAACAATACTAATAATAACACCAATACTTCGACCAGTACAAACACCAACAATAACACCAACAATAACACGAACAACAATACCAATACTTCGACAAGTACCAATACCAATAATAATACCAATAATAACACGAATACTAATAATTCGACTAGTAACAATACTAATACGAACAATAACACCAATACTTCGACTAGTAACAATACTAACACCAATAACAATACTAACAATAGTACGGTAAACAGTACCTCGAATAACACTAATACGAATAACAACAATTCGACAATTGACCAAAATGTTAACAGTAACAGTAATTCTACATCGAACAATACTAATACTAATAACAACAATAACAATTCGACCTCGAACAACACCAACAATAATAACAACACTTCGACCAGTACAAGTGATTCTAATGTAACGACTAATAACAAGTCAGAGAACAAAAACGAAAACACTAATACTAATAATAACACCAACATAAACAAAACTGATCAAACTATTAAACAGGAGATCACAACTAAGGCACCACCAGCAAGTGCGATTGCACCGAGTATCGGGTCTAGTTATTCACAAGACTTATGTACAACTGGTGTGTCAGGAGCGTTTCAGGGGCAAGTATTCGGTATCTCAGGTGGTAAGTCTGTTAGAGATATGAACTGTGAAAGAATTAAGTTGTCCAAAACAATATATGATATGGGTATGAAAGTAGCCGCAGTATCATTAATGTGTCAGGATCCTAGAGTGTTTCAAGCAATGGAAATGGCAGGAACACCTTGTCCGTATATGGGTGCTATTGGACCAGCCGCTTCTGATCGTTGGGAAGAAAACTCACAGAAAAGACCAGACACTAAGAAGGGTGTAAAAAGCAGATTACTTGGTGTATTAGGTGCTAATGAAATTGAAGTTGATGATATTGCAAATGTCTCTGATGACCAAGCCGCTTTTGTAGAAAAATGTACTAGACCTGACTTTAAGGGAAGACGTAAATCTAAGGGTTCTTGTGAGGCAGAATGGCACGATTCAAAATAATATCATTGCTATTGATGCTACCCATGTTTGCGGTAGCACAATACAATCCTCCTAACTATAATGAGTCGAATGCCGACGGCACCAATACCATTTACTCAGTTACTGGAGATTACGGAGGTCTTTATAATCTATATGATCTTTACTTTGCAGATGATGATACCAATAATGGTGTTACTAAGTGTGAATTTTCAGATGACACTGGCTGTCATGTGGCCGGAGGATTTGGCTTTTCATGGGAGTGGCACAATAAATCATTTAATTATGGATTAATGAGTACGAACGGTTGTCTTAAATTATTAACATCAAGTTCTTTCAGTGACAACGATTACTGTTCTGACTACACACCTAATCAATTAGGGAGTGGAACAGGCGGTTATACTTCAAATGCAACTAATACACTTTTTCCTTTCTATACTGATTTAATCTATGCTGATATGGAAAAAACAGGAACAGAAGATAGTGCAATGATGTTTAAAGCATTTGATGACTATGTTATTTTTGGTTGGTATTACATGGCAGAGTTTGGATATCATAATAACTCAACAGCCTCTAGTAACAGTTTTGAAGTATATCTATTTGACTATAATGACTCTATAAACAAATGTACTACTCAGACTAGTAAATTATGTACAGATGATGAAAGAGCGGAAGTAAACAAACCTGACAACTATGGATTTCTATATGCTGAACTAGATATAGAAAACCATGATGTTTTAATTGGTGAACAAAAAGATTCAACTAATTATACTCAGTATCTTTTTTATGATGACAATACAGATAACTTAGGTGATGGTAGTGTTGACAATACTTTTGATGATATGGATCAAGGGTACATAGAAGGCGGTGGTGGTATATTATATTCAGAAGCAGACGGCGAGCCCGTTCAGTGTCAAAGCAATCCTTTATATTCAACAGATTGTTTATTGTATGATCTAGCATATTTAGAGTATCAATGTAATTTAGATTCACAATATGATAGTGGATGTGACCTTTATAATGACAATGAAGTAGATGAAGGGTTGATGTGTACTATTGATCCATTGTATGATCCAAGTTGTCCCGGGTATGATGCCGCAATTGCCGCTACTAGTTCAGGAGGTTACGATCCAACTACAGGATTAGTTACTGATCCTAATACCGGAGAACAATACAATACAGACGGATCTGTATATGATGATGGTTATGTCTATGATGACGGAGGTGTCAATGGTGACTTCGGTGATGATCCTTGGATGGAAGGTGGTGTATATGATCCTAGACTTGATCCTAACATCTCATATGATGACTTGAACACAGAACAACAGATGTTAGTTGATCAAGGTTTATCTCCTCAAGATGCTATGTTTGTTACAATGGGAAATGAACAAATAGCCGCATTAGGTGAAGATCCATTAGCAGTACAATTCAACGGACATAGACCAGGCGAGTATGTATTAGATGCTGTAGGTGGATTAGAAAACTATGATACTCAATTACATGATACTGCAATGCAACAACAATCACTTGAATGGGATCCTACTGGTAACATTGACACACTTACCGCTGATGTTTGGGCAACTGAAGAATTTCAACAACAAGAAACAGAACGATTAGAGGGTATGGTTGAGACATACGGAGAAGAGTTTTATTCATTTACAGACCAAGATTATTATGAACACGATGTTGCAACATATGGCCAAGAAGAAGTTGATACATGGCATGAGAATATAGAATTTGATGAAGAAGGTCAAATCAATTGGGACACGTTTGTTGAAGGTACACAAGAAGAAGAAGTTTGGGTAACACAAGACAATGAGTTAATGCCTGATTATACTGAAGAAGAAATCTTTATAGAATCTGATGAAGTGTTTGAACTTATCGTAGAAGATGAAGCATTTGAAGAACTAATTAGTGAAGACGAACTAGAAGAATTGATTGCTGAAGAATCTCCTGAAGAAATAAGAGAAGAAGAAGTGATCGAGGAAGTAGAAGAAATCGTAGAAGAACAAGAAGAGGTAGTAGAAGAACAAGAAGAGGTGCGTGAAGAACTTGCACAAGAAGAAGTTCGTGTAGAGAAAGAAGCAGAGCAGGCTGTTTCAAGTTCTGGTTCATCTTCTAAGTCGAGACCTACATATCAAAGTGTTGCTATTGCACAGTTTGTTTCCGAAGTCTCTGACGATACACAAACTGCTAATGTAATTGAAAGTGTAATTAGTGACGGAGGAGCCTCAGCATCAGTTCAAGTTGATTCAGGAGCATCACAAAGTTTTGCAGGTCAAAACGGTAGTAGTTTTAATAACACCGGTTCACAACCAGTTGCTAGTTCATCTAGTAGTGATTCGACTGGTATAGTTGCAGATGATTCTAGCCAACAACAATTTGAACAAGTAACTGGTCAAGTTGATACGTCTATTGACGTTGCTAGTACGTCTGTAGATGTCGCACAGACTTCTGCGTTTGAAGTTGCTGAACAACAGCAAGAGATGATGCAAGAAGAACAGTTATTTGTAGAGAACTTTGACGACGGTACTGGTGGAATTAGCAGTACTGATGTTCAGTTTGAAGATAATCTAACAGAAGCATTGGCGACTGGCACGGGGTTGACTGAATTTTTAAGTCAACAAGCACCAAACTTTCAACGATTTGAAGTACAGAATTCAGTACAAGAACAACGTACTACAGAAGCAGTTGAGAGTTTAGCAGACAGTGTAGGCTCTGCTGTTGCACAACAGAATTTGGAAGCACAACTTCAAAACATTCAGGAAGGCGAACCTACTGAAGAAGGTGGGTATGCTGACCAAACTATTGCTGTTGCTTATATAGGTTATACAGCAGGGTTTAGTGCTTACACAGGTGAGCAAGTATATAGTCAAGGAAATGCAGGCTTCTTTGACACTAAACAAATGCCAGACGGTAAGATAGATGACAACAAAATGGGCTTCTATCGTATGGCTGGCAATACACAAGAAAAATTGTATAAGATGGTTCTTATGCAATATGGAATTAATCCAGATGAAGAAACACAGGAGCAAAAATAATGAGTGAAGAAAACATCAAAATCGAGGGCGGCGATGGAGTCGTTCAGAACTTAGATTTAGATAAGTATACGGATCTACTTCTAAAATTAGACGAGGCTAATGACAAAATCAAAGAGATGGAAGCATTAACCAAAGACTTAAGAACTATTTCCCATGAAGTAAAACCAAAAGAAAAGTTTACTTTTACTGGCCTATTTATGGATGATAACAAGATCAATGAAAAAGCAATCATTGGTTTCGCATCGTTCTTTATGATGGTTGCGTTTGGTATAGTAGACTTAGTAACAGGATTAGACGGTACAGATTTAGTTATATCAGACTTTATCTACACATCGTTTGTTGTTGTAACACTAGGTTCATTTGGTATTGCTGAAGCAGGAAAAGCATTTAGCAGTAAACAATAGGAGCATATTATGGCAAGTGTAGAATACGAAGGCATTAAGATGAGCGGCAGTAAACTGCTTATCATTTTACCTTTATTAGGAACATTAATAGGTGGTTTATGGGGAGGCTTTGAACTCTATAATAGATTACTTGAAGCAGAAGAAAAATTAGAAAATCTTCAACCAGAAGTAATTGAACAAGAGATTATTCGATTAACTGAACTTACAGAAATTATCAAAGATAATTTGCAAGGGGAGATTACAGAAGCATCTCGTTTAGCACGTAAAGTAGAAAGTGAATCAGCAAAGACTCAACGTGAAGTACGTGATGATGTCTATGAGATTGAAAAAGAAATGCAAAACCGTTTCAAAGAGCAAGACAAAGAAATGCGTGAGATGAGAAAAGAATTAGAAGAAAGAATTCAAACGATCTTAGAAAATCCTTTGAATGATGTAGAATAATTAATTAAGTTTTTTATTCTCTGCTGGCCAACTATAAACGTAAGAGCCTGCAAAATCTTTTACTAAGCAGAATATTTGATCTTTATACTCATAGACACGAATATCTGCTTCATATCCGGGGAGGATTCTATCGAATTTCATTTCATAGTCTCCTCTTCTTTCTCCATAAGTATCAACCATACCAGCAACAGCATTTAGTTCTCGTTGCTCGTTTGGTCCTTGATCACCAAGATTAGCAAGTACGTTAATGTCTTCAATTGGAGTTGCTGTTAAAGATGCAAATACTTTCTGACCCATCATACGAATAGCATCGTCCATGTAGCCGGGTAAGTTTTGTACTGAATGAAATCTTGCAGTAACATCACCATGAGTTCTTAAATCTTTTCTAATTTCTTGTGGCAATGTATTTGGTTCGTCAAAGCCTTCTTCTGGCATCCCTGGTTCATCTTCTTCATCATCAACAGGAATAAGGTCTGTCATTTCATCATCAGTGTATTGATAAATTAAGTCTTTGTTTTGAGCAAGTTGAGCCATACGATCATCCATGCCCTGTATCTCACTTGTATCTACATTAGATAAAGCATCTGATGTATCATCTGAAGATTGAACGTCTCTGGACGGTATCTCCATTGGGGGAATTTTAGGCTTTTTGACTAGGTCATCTGCTTCAAAGAACTCTTTAAATCTCATTATGTAAACCTTACTTAGTGTGAGGGGGTAGTTTTGCTTCTATGAACCACTCATGTATTCTTTTAACTGGGTTGTACTTTTTAAATCTTAATTTAGTATTACTAACAGTCAAATTTTTTGTTTTAATCGCAGTGTAATGATAAGTGTGAGAGTTTCTACTCTCAGACTCTGGTATCATATAAACTTTCGATTGTTTCTTTTTCTTGTCTGCCATTAACCTTTATATAGTGTACCAGCACCTTTACCAGTGCTTTTACCTTTGTACTGATCGTAACCACTTAAACGTAATATATCTTCTAACATATTATCAGGTGCATGATCTGCTGATTTATCATTTGCAACTTCTTCACATTCATCTCTGTTTGCTTTAGCATATGCTGTACTGCAACCAACGTATTCTGCTAATTCTTTGTCTGACATTTGACTAACAGACATTTCATCGTTTGCATGTTTACTTTCTGCGCCAACTAAGTCACCTACTTTTGCAGGACCACCTACAGGTCCTAATTGTCCTACACGTTTTTGATTAGCATCTAAGCCTTCTTCTAAATCACCTTTCCAAGCACCGATATGCATTAATTCAGATGCAATATCATCTCTAACAGCAGTATCTAGGTGATCACCATGCCCGAATGACTGCCACCAATGCGTTGTGCCGTTTCCCTCATGGTCTGCTAATATTTCTTTGAAGACAGTTAACATATCTTCTATGTCTTGTATATTCCCATCAGATGCTCCTTCATTCCATAGTATGTTATGTCTCTCATTTTTATCTGCTTGTCGATACTGTTCTTCTTTTTTTAGTTCTGCATTTAGTTGTTTAGCATAATTTAGATCACTAGTAAATTCTTGTACTTTATCTTGTATTTTAGTTCCTAAACTAGTCCTGGCAAGCCTTCTTTGTATTTCTAATAAATTATCTCCTAATTGATCTAAGTAAACTTGATATTTAAGTGATAGTTTATTTGCGTTGATGGTACGTGATTCAGGATCGTCTTTAAATTCATCATACCATGTACTTTGATATTGTGGCCATGACAGGGGTGTTTCTTCACCTGTACGCGGATCAATGTTTACATAAAAACCTTTTCCGCCAATCTTAATGTTTTCTTCTAAATTATCAGGCTCGTTTTGTGTTTTATAGATTGCTCTTTTAACTCCTGGATGCTCAGATAGTCCTGCTTTAATGCCTTCAATTGCTTTGATTGCTCCAGTTTGATTACCACCTTTATATCTAGGATCATTTAAAATGCCATATGCCATTTTAATTTCTTTATCTGAAAAATCTTTTTCATCGATAACTGACTCTTCACCTAACAGTCCTGCTAGAGCAGTACCGATAGTTACTTTTTCTGCCGGTGTTGTATAAGGATCATCTTGTTTATTTAATACTCTGTCTGCTTCGATTCTTGAGGCATCTTTTGCATTTTTTGCTAACTTAGCATTATGAACATCATATTTATTTTTGTACTTTTCATATTCTCTAATTTCAGATGCTAATTGCTTACGTTTTACTTGAGTTTCTGCTTTTCCCATTCGTAATTTAAGGTCGCTAATTCTTTGTCTAATTACATCATCATATGTTTTAGAATTTGAAGAGGCTTTTTGTATTCTTTCTACATCCAAATGAACTAGACTTCTATAATCAGTGTTTTCCGATAAGTCTAGTTCTGATTGTTGTCGTTTGTCTTTTCGATTGTCATCACTAGATGCGGCTAGAATGTCATCATATCTATGTGCCATTTCAGGATGTTTTTTAGCAAATTCCTTTTCAGACATTTCCATAGCATCAACTTCTAAACGTTTAAAAGCACCTTCATTTAAATGATCATCTTCTGGATCGAACGGATGAGGTTTGGTTCTTTTACCTGTTTTTGGATCGTGGTTCTTACCTGATTCTTCGTCTCTTAAGTCATCATCTTCAGAACCCATTTCTGTTTCTTCTTTCGTTAAGTGCTTGTCTTTGATTTTACCTTTTTCTTCTTCACTTGCGCCTTCGCGGCCTGCTTTTTGTAATTCTTCAAAACCTTTTTTACCGTACTTTTTAATACCAGTATATCTTTGTAGTCCGCTTTCATCTAATTTTGCATTGCAATTACAATGTTCACAATCTGGTGAGCATCCACAGTCTTCTGCTTTTACATCTGCTCCACAACATTTGGCTGAGCAATGTGTATCTCTTTTTTCTTCTTCTATCGTTTCTTCTGTGATTTCTGTAATACCTTTAGCCCATTGATCTAACTCATTGACTTCTTCGATTTCATTAATGATATTACTATTAAGTTTGTTTAATATAGGCAAAACACTTTCAATTCTTGGGTCAATTGATTCTTGTGCAAACATTTCTGCAATACTTGTGTGATCAGCATCGTCTTCCATAAGAGGAGGTGTCCAAGACTCAAAGTAATGATTGTATCCTCTATGACTTTGCATCTTTTGCAGAGATTCTTTTAATGATTTATGATGACTGACACCTTCAGCAATAAGTTTTGCTACAGATTCGTTGAATTCACCTCTACGAGTAGCACGTACAAAGCCTGCCATCTTAGTATATTCTTCTACTAATGCAGTAATGTGCTTGCCTCTATCATCATATGGAGTTCCGCCTTCTGCTACGTGTCTACCATATACACGTGCAATGCCTGGCATTCTAGTTGGGATTGCAAAACGTTCACCTTCAGTGTTTTCAACAAAAATCTTGTGTACATTTCTCCAACGTTGTTCTCCTTCACCGATTTGTCTATCGTGTTGAATAACAACTTTTACGTTAGGTATGTTATCGTTATATGATGTTCTTTTATTAACAGCATGATAACCTTCATTCATTTTTTCTTTCATTTTATAGTAATCCCTCTGACGCATATCGTCACCTAAACGATCACTATCATGTAATCCAAAGTTTAGTTGTTTTGATAATGCCCATTGCTTTAAATGTTTTAGTAATCCAGACCAAGAATCATCATAATCCATTCCTTTTGTTTGTCCTGGAGGAGAACCCGCTTGATTGTCATCATAATAGATATTTAATGATGATGTTTTGTCTATAGTAGCCCATGCTTTACCGTAGTTTTCACCATCTTTGGTAAATTGAAACTCAAAAACATCTGCTGTTTCTGGATTAGTTCTTTCGTTTTTTGAGTCTTTAGGTGCTGGTTTGTATCCACGAGTCTTAAAGATATCGTAGAGTCGTTTATTAAAGGATTCCTGATCAATTGACATACTATTATTTATCTCTTTTAGTTAATCACAGCAAAGAACGGCAAGGGTGCAACCATTTCATCATGGTCACGCATATGCTCTGTTAAATCACTATGGAAGTCTGTAATGTCTTGTAATATACGTACTACAAGTAATGTAGCCATTACCAAATCATCGTTGTCTCCTATCTTAGCGGCATAACTGCCACCAGATGCAACGAATGTTTTTAATTCACTGATCAATGCTTTACTTTTGATATCCATTTTCTTACTTTCCATCAGTGTTTTGAATTTTGCACAAGCCGCGAGTTTAACTTTTTGTGTTGTGTTATATCCTCTGCGTTTCTTACCTTTCTCACTTAAGAAAATACCTTGAATATTTGACTCACCGTACTCTGCTAAAGATATCAATGCGGCTTCTCCGATAGAATTGTTTTCTAGTGAGTAGTATATGTTGTTTGGTTCACCTGTTTCTTCTGCTATATGTTGTGTAATCTGGCCTAGCAATTTAATTTGTTGAGGAATATCTGTTTTGTTATCTTTCCATTCTCCAATTTGTGTAGTAGTGTTTGCTTCAAAGATTTGAATTGCGGCTGGATCTCCACCGGTTCCTAATGATGGATCTAGTCCTACGCAGTATACCATACCTTTCTTGGGTTTTTGAAACCATCTGACTTGTCCCATTCTATTTGTAGGTTCTACTGATTCTAACATAATTAGTGTATTAGGATTGATTAGTGTTTCATCTGCGATTAAGAATTCACAACCAATCTCACGTGCAAATCTGTCATCTCCTAATTGTGCTTTAATTTCTTCTGCCCACTTATCATCACGTCCGGGCTGTTCATGCCAATATGATCTAAAAGGTTTGAATCCATTGATACCTAATTCTGTTTCTTCTCCTTGTGCATTGAGATTCTTGTTTGCTTGTTTCCAAATAAGAGCAAACTGATCTTCGTCAGAGTTCGGAGTAGATGTGATGATTGCTTTACCACCTGTTGCTAGTGTTGGTGTAATAGAAGTCCAAAACTGTTCTGCAATCGTAGGTCTTACGAATGCAAACTCATCTAAGTATAAGAGTGTGATAGACATACCACGACCCGTATTCTCTGTAGTCGTTGCTGATACAATACGAGAGCCATTCTCAAAATCTAGTGAGCCTTTGTTGTATGTAGTCACACCTGCTTTAATATGCGTAGGACATGCTTCATATGCATATCTGATACGTTGCATGATCTCTTGTGAGCCTGTATACTTGTGTGCGGCGATTAGAATCGTAGCATCAGGTACAAACATAGCATACCATAACAAATAACCTGCGGCTGATGTAGACTTACCAGACTGTCTAGGCATCAATGCGATTGAATATCTAAAGTTATGATACGTATCAATCAATCGTTCTTGGTATTCATAAGGATGATATTGAATCGACCCTTGCGTTGGATGCTGAATATAAA